CGCAGATATTTTTAGACGATAAATTAATAGGCGGGTTTACAGAACTCAAAAAACATTTCGAAGAGGAAAAACATGTTAATCAATAAAGGTATCACTCCAGGTGAAGTAGTAACAATTAAAACAACTGCGGGCGAAGAAATTGTCGCTAAATTAGTTGAAGAAACTCCAACGTCCATTAAAGTTAGTAAACCGTTGGTACTAACCGCAAGTCAAAAAGGTGTAGCCTTAGTTCCCTTTTTGTTTACAACTGACCCTGATTTAGATATTGATATCTTTAAAGGTACCGTAATGGTACTAGCACCTACAATGAAGGATGCCGCAGATACTTATATTCAACAGACTACAGGTATCAAGTTGGCTACTGCTTAATCATGGCATACATAAGACCCTTAATCCCTACATTACCCCTTGCATCGTTAACGGGTTTAATTTCAACCGTACCAGTTACAGTTCCTAGTGCGGGTGTAGCATTTGCTTATCATCCATATTTGGAACGTATTGCTAATTCGCTAGAAAATTTAAGCGAATGTACTTATATTTTTGCAGGCATCTTTGCACCGGTGCAACCTATAAGTCAGCTAGCCAGTGTAACTGGAACTGTTACAGGTTCGGTAGTATCAGGATTAGATCCATCAGCTGTAGCAAAAATGTTGCCTGGAATGGTGTTAACTAATCTAGCAGTGGCACCTGCTCCAAATACTGGATACTTCGGTGGGCTTACAAAAATTGCTACAATTAATAGTACCACATCAATTACTATTTCTAGTCAATTCCCTAACAACGATGGTCCTATTACATTTATGGCCGGCGGATATGGTACACTGACATGTACTCCAACTGTGCCATCGTTACAAGCTGATCCTCGTCCAGGTATGTTGTTAGTAGGCCCAGGCATATTGCCAGGAACATTTATTGTCGATTATGTTGTTCCAGGAGTGAGTGCAGAATTTTATGTCAGCATGCCACAAAAATCAGATCCATCAAACCCTATATATTTGATGGCGGCAGTTGGCCCATTAGCGGCCGCAGGTCAGGCATTAACTAACATTGAAGCCAATATTTCTGCATTAACTAATATGGCTAACAATCAAGGTATACATGCAGTGGATCCTTATTCCATAATCGAAAAAGCAACTCAGTATGCGTACTATGCACAGAATCCAAGTGCATTAGATCAGCTGATATCAGAGCTTGCAACTTTACCGCCAGAATTGGCGAGTATCAAGAACATCCTCAAGGGTGTTACAAAAAATCCATAATACACAAAGGAGAAGTAAAATGGCAAACAAATACGCAGAATTCACAGCATTAGTAGAAGCAATGGAAGGTGATTTTGAAAAGTTTTATGATAAAGAAGTCGGTGCCGCAGGAACTCGTGTCCGTAAGCATTTACAAGAATTAGCTAAACTTTGCAAAGAAACACGTAATGATGTTACAGCAGTTAAAAATGCTCGTAAAGAAACAAAATAATATTAATTATTGGGTGATGTAAAATGAAAAAAATTCTGACAACTTTTATACTGTGTGCAGGGTTAAGTTTCTGTGCAGTATCCTACGCCGATGGCTGGCATCATGGAGGCGGACATTATGTTTACCGTCCAGGATTTGGTTGGGTAGTACCAAGTGTAATCGGTGGAGTAATTGGATATGAACTAGCACAACCTAGACGTCCAGATGTTGTAGTGGTACAACCACAACCAGTTTATCCAGCACCCCAAGTAGTTCCTCCGCAACCTCCATATGGTTATCACTGGGAAGCTATTTTGGATGCAAACTGTAATTGCTATAGAAGTGCATTAGTTCCAAACTAAGTTGACAATCTCCAAAAGTGGTGCTATACTATTAGCATTGTTATAACTTTTGGAGATTTATTTTGAGTATGCATTTAGAAGGTCCGTGGCTTAGTACTACAGGCAAGAAAAAAGGCAAAAAGAAATTTGCTTCGGCAGAACATGCTAGAAAGGCTAGAGAATTGGAAGAATCTTGGAAAGAGCTTCAAAAGCGTTGGGCTATAGAAGCAGAAGACAAGAAGCGTACTCGTGCTATGAGTGCTCCAAGTTTAAGTTCTACTTATAGCTTAAAGATTCCAGAAGGCCGTAATACTACTGCTCATATTAAGAGTAGAGATACAGGCGGCGGTAATGCTACACTAGCACCAGCCAAAGTGTACACTGGCACAAAAGTAAAAGGCATCGCAACCATGCATAAAAGCAACGCAGTGCCGGTTTTTAGTGATGAAGAGGCAGTAGATATTTCCCGAATGAGGAGATAAATATCGCCCATTTGAAATAATAGTATATTACCTGGTAATACAGAGGATAACTATATATTGTCCCCGAAGGGTTTTGGGGCAAACGGCTTTTTGTTAAGGAGAAACGGATACAGCCATATATTAACATATGACGGTGGTAGCGACACCTCATCCAGCGTAAAGGAGAAAAAAATGATACGCATTATCAAACTAGTAATAAATTGCCTGGCTATCCTGGCAATAGTAGGAGTAGTTCAAATCACAGTTACTCAGAAATTTGAACATTTAAAACAAGCTCGAGAAACAGCGAGCCCAGTTACAGCACAAATGAGACAAGCCCAATTAGATTGTCTAGCTCGTAACATATATCACGAAGCAGGCTCTGAACCTTTTGAAGGTAAAGTAGCAGTTGCACAAGTCACAATCAATCGTACAGAAAGCGGACAATTTCCTAGCGACATCTGTAAGGTTGTATATCAAAAAAATGTAGTGTACGAAAAAGTCATGTGCCAATTTAGTTGGTATTGTGAAGGTCCTAGTGCTATGAAGCCAATGAATGGACCAATGTACACAGAATCCATGGAAGTAGCAAAGAAAGTCCTATTGGAAGGATTCCGACTACCAGACTTAAAGAACGCCCTGTATTTTCACGGGGATTATGTCAACCCAGGGTGGAATAAAAAGCCCGTGGCCAAAATCGGCCATCACCTTTTCTATAATTAAGGAATAGCATGAATATGAACATGGATGTTATTAAAAAGCAAGTACACGATTTTTTTGATTTGGATTTATGGGTCAAAAACATCAAAGAACATGCACCTCACGTTTCAGCAGAAACTATGGGTTGGGTTGCTGTAATTTTATTGCATTTAGCCACTATCCCTACACTCTTGGCAGTTTTGACAGGTTTAACTGAAAAAATGCCACCTGTAGACTTGGTATTATTTGCCTGGTCTGGATTGTTTTGCTTTTTTATCAAAGCCGCAATTCAAAAGGATTTTTTAAACATTGTAACTATTGGGTTTGGATTTTTTATCCAAGCGGGCCTAATGGCTATGATTATTTTTAAATAGCCAAAAAACTTGTTAGTAAAACGTCTGCCTGCTATAATGCAACATAGACGTTTTACTGATAAATACCTAATATAATAGGAGCCCATAATATGGCATCAGGATATCAACAAGATTCAAATCAATTAACACCCGGTTACTACCGTGTACAATGGACTGCCAGCACTGGCACATACGCTACTGCCGACGGCAATAACAACGGAGCAATCAACCCTTACAACTGGGATACATTTGCAACCAAACCTAGCACTACTGTCAGCGCACTACGTTTAGCACGTGGCAATATACGTTGGAACGCAATTATCGAACAACTAGGTTTATTGGCAGATTGCCGCATCGAAAACGTAGTAGTAACTAGCTCAGGTAATACTGTAGCTGATAACCAACCAACTGGTGTAGCTTTCACTGTCGTTTACGATCGTGATTCATTTGTATTGCCTGGTTTACAAAAGGCACTTGCAACTAGTTACAACGGTTCTACAGCAACTTCATCTTACACTCAAACAGCACAAGCAATCCGTGATTTGGTAGTGGGTGGATTTATTCGTGGCCTAGCCGCCGGCGAAACTCGCAGTTATCGTGTTTACAATCCTTCAACTTATGAAGAATTCCAAAGCCCTGTAACTATTGTTCAACCAGATGTTCCAGCTAATATTTTTGCAGACGTAACTGTAACCCAAATTAGCGGAACAACACTATAAAAGTTTACGGATGATTTTAGCCTATTTACTCCTATTAACAGGCTTAACAATATCAGCGGTCGCAATCTACTATTCCGTAGTAGGTTTGACCGCTATATTTTCTGCCGCAGTCATTCCCATCATAGTTATGGGTTCAGCATTAGAAGTTGGTAAACTAGTTTGCGCTAGTTGGCTAAAAGCAAATTGGGAACGTGCTCCACGTTTCATGAAAATATACATGACGGTCGCAGTCATTGTATTAATGCTTATTACCTCAATGGGTATCTTTGGATTCCTTTCGAAAGCACACAATGACCAAAATCTTGTTTCCGGCGATGTACAAAGCAAAATCGCTATCTTTGATGAAAAGATCAAAACTGCCAAAGAGAATATCGAAGCCGACCGCAAGCAACTTAAACAGATGGATGAGGCGGTGGACCAAATCATGGGTCGCTCGTCGGATGAAAAAGGTGCCGACAAAGCCAACGCTGTACGTAAGAGTCAGCAGAAGGACAGGGCTTCACTTGCCAAAGACATTGAGTCCCAGCAGAAACTTATTGCTAGTCTTAACGACGAAGCGGCTCCAATACGTGCAGAGGTACGTAAGGTCGATGCCGAAGTTGGCCCAATTAAGTATATCGCTGCCTTTATCTATGGAACTACCCCAGATGCAAGCATGCTCGAACGTGCAGTAACATGGATCATCATAATGATTGTTATAGTGTTTGATCCACTAGCAGTTATTATGTTACTTGCAAGTCAAATGACATTTGCATGGACTAAAGAACAAGAAGAAAAAGGTGTCGGGTTATTACAAGATAGTGATGGCACTATTATAGGTGTCACTCCTTCAGCAACAGTAACTCCGCCAGTGGACCAGTATTCAATGACCATGCTCAAAGATATGGAACCATTACCAGAATTATTTCCAGACCCTGCTCCTATAACAGAACAAGAAGAATCAGAAATTCCTATGCCTATTGAGCAATGGAATCGTATGATCGAAGAAGCTGAAAAGGCCGCAGTAGCAGAAACAGAAACTACTGATGAAGAAACTGTGCAAGAACGTGTAGCCCGCGGAGAATCTTATATTAATACAGATGGTGCAGAGATGCCAGTATACTCGGAAGAGGACGGCTCAAAAAAAAAGACTTACATGATCAAGGATCCGACGGGACAAATACAAATCAAGAACCGATCGTAGGATATGTGCAAAATCAAGAGCAGTCTACGTCTAACGCATTATGGTCAAGACTAGTTGCCAGGAATGGACATCAACCAATTGATCAATTATATATAGAGTATGGCGCACATCAGTTTCAAGATGTTGTAGTAGATCAAGATGCAGAACAAGAGTTATATAAATTTGTCGAATATATAAAAACTAATGGACCTAGATTTACAGATTTTACAGAAGACAAATTAGAAATTTTTGAAGAACGAATACATGAGCTTAGGAAAAATCAACTTAATAACACCACCGGACAAACTGTTTAATTTAAACATTGGTTACTTACTAGTAAAACCGTCTGTATATGTTAAACAGCAGTTCCAAACAATCTTAAGTCATAACTTAGATGAAATTAACGTATTTGTATACGATGATGACGAACAGGATATTGATTGGTTATTAAGCGTAGCCAATCAATGCGACATCACTATCATTGATATTGATAACTGTGATCCTACTACCAAATTGTTTGTAACTTATCTTTTAGCACAACCAAATACACATTACATAACTAAAGATGAAATTACGCCATATAATTTGATTAATAAAAATCGTATATATGACCTAGAATGGATTATTAACAATCTTGAACAACAAGAAGGAGATGAAGGAACAGATGAGTCAGAATAAAAGATTTGACGGCAATCGAGTAACTTTAAAGGAAAATGAGAACGTTACTCAGGCATTACGTCGATTTAAAAGAAAAGTAGAAGAGAGTGGTGTGCTGGACACATTACGACAAAAAGAGTTTTACGAAAAACCAACAACTGAGCGCAAACGTAAAAAGTCTGCCGCTATTAACAGGTATAAAAAGAAGCTCGAAAAAGAGCAATTACCTAAAAAAATGTATTGACATAAGTGTCTAAGTCTGCTATAATGTTTGTATGCTTACTGACATTATGATAGATTTGGAGACTCTAAATACAACTCCAGACGCAACCATCCTTACAATCGGCGCTGTTAAGTTTGATCCGTTTGGGTCCGAACTTAAAGAACCCGAGATGCAGAGTTTCTACGTCAAAGTAGATCTTGATAGTTGTGACAGAATTGGATTAACAACAAGCGATGATACCATTGCTTGGTGGGCCAATCAAAGTAAAGAAGCGCAAGCCGCCGCGTTTGACCCTGAAGGAAGAATTGATATCGTTGATGCTTTTGCTCAATTGTATAAGTTCTGCTGGGGTGCAAAGCGTGTTTGGTCAAATGGTAGTTGTTTTGATATTATCATTTGCGAACATGTGTTCCGTAAAATTAACAAGGCAATACCTTGGAAGTTTTGGGAAGTACGTGATGTTCGTACAGCATTTGACTTAGGTATCAATCCACAACGTCCTCCAGTAACAGCTCACCATGCGTTAGAAGATGCGTGGAATCAAGCAGTAGGTATTCAAAATGTTTATAACACTTTGCGTACTAGTACAACTAAGGACGGTGCTTATATTGCACCATTTGCAAATCAGAGATAATATGCACTATACAAATACAGATAACCCAATTGATTTCCCAAAGGTCCATAAAATGAATAGTCAAGAACGTGAAGTAATGAACATTCTCTCAGAAGAATGTGCCGAGGTAATTCAAGCAATTAGTAAGTGCCATAGATTTGGTATTGATAATTTTAAACCTGGTAAACCTAAAACTAATCGAGAACATTTAGAAGAAGAAATCGGAGACCTACAAGCCATGATTGATATTTTAATCAAGATGGATGTAATTAATCCAGAGTCTTTAGAACTTGCTAAACGTGCTAAGATTGAGAAACTAAAAAAATGGTCAACTATAGAAAACTTGGAATCTATCTAAGTCTATTAGTTGCATCTTGTAATACTTACGCATTTGATTGGCCACAACTAACTGCTAAAAGTTGGTTAGTGGCTG